GAAAAAAAAGAAATGAAAGAGTTAGAAAAGAAAGCGAAAGAAAAGAAAAAGGAAGAACTTAAAAAATATGTTAATAATGAAACAACCGAAGTACATGAAAAACCAAGAGAAATTATTAAAGAAGTAATTAAACCGGTTTCATCTATTACTAAAAAAGATTTAGAAGAGGCTCAGTTAGAAGCGATAATGAAATATGAAGCGATGAGAAAACAAAGGAAGAAAGAAAAACAAGAGAAAGAAAGAGAAGAGAAAGAAAAAGAAAAATTAAAACAACAGATTAATAAAATGGTCGCTCCTAATAATGTTTATTACGGACAGAAGGGATATTTCGATAATTGTTTTTAATTTCTATAATTAAGTAATTAGATTAATCTAAATTGACATTAACCAGAGATATAGATGTCAATTTAGATTAATATAATTATTTAAATAATAAAAAAATAAGACATCTAAAAAACTGGTTTATGTCAATTTAGATTAAAGAAATTTTTTTTATATTTCATATATATAAATGTGGTTATTCGATTTATATTTATGGGTCGTAGATAAAATGTATTATTACAAGAATCAATATGAAGAACAGAAAAAAATAAATGATACTCTTATGAAGTTAATAAATGATTTACATGAAACTCATAAACAGATCAACAGATATGTTACAATTACAGAAAAAAATAAATAAAAAAAATAATATATTCATATAATATAAATGGAAGGAAGAAAGGTGAAGACTGATTTTAAAGTGCCGAAAGTGTTAAAGGTTAATGATACACTCACTAAAAATAAATATAAACCTATACATCCTCATCTCCCTCAACCTCAATTTTTATGTCTGTGTATAGGCTCGGTGCGGAGCGGTAAGACTAACTATCTCATCAACGCTTTAAGGAATGGAGATGATTTTTATGGTGATGATTACTGGGATTATTATAAAATTATCTCTAATACAATTAATAACGATACGAAAGGAAAATATTTTAAAGATGCGTTTACAGATGTAGAAGACCACTACACAGACAAGATGATACAAGATTTAATCCAATCACAGAAAAAATATGATAGAGAGGACATGCCGACCATGTTAATTTTACTCGATGATATATTATCTCGTGATTTTAAGAAAACTAATGATATATCATTTTTATGTAGTAAGTTTCGTCACTATGAAATGAGTATTTTTTTAACTACCCAGTCATTTCGTTCAATCTCTAATATCATAAGAAATAATGCGACGAATGTATTAATTTTTAGACAGAATAACCAAAAGGAACTCGAAAAGATAAAAGAAGAGTACGGCGAATTATGTGGGAGCGAGGAGATGTTTATGACATATTATAACCTCGCCCACGATCAACCTTATTCATTCTTATACATAGACGGACAGACCAACCCTGCTCGTTTTTATAGAAGACATGAAACCCTCTTAGGAATAGGAAAAAAGAAAGTTATTGATGAAGAACCAAAACAGATAGACGATGATATTTTTTCAGAGGCGAAGGGTGAGGGTTCTATGTTAAAAATGAAGAAACCCAAGAAAGAGGATGAGGTAAAAGATTTATATTTCGGTGATTAACTTTTTTTTTATCATTTTTAAATTTCTTTTAATATATTTTATTTATTATAAAATAATGGGAGTTGATATTTTCGGTTATGACAATTCTATACAACAGATAAACTCACTTAAAACAAGTGATTTCGAATTACAACAAGGAGTACAAGACTGGAATAATACAATCCAACAACAATACAACAAGGATAAAGATAGTGAGAATATAAGCGATAGTGAGAACTATGCGAAAGATTTAATCTCTAATATCATGGGGGCGAGTGGTTTAAATGGTGCGATTTCTAATCGTAAATCAAGAATAATGAGCGAAGCGAAAAAAAAACTCGCTGAAATATTACCGGAAAAATACCAAGTAGGATACAAACCACCAGAACAAGCGGACGACGGAGCGACTAATCCAGCGTTTAGAGTTAGTGCTCCTGCGGATGCTGGGGCTCCTGCTGGTGCTGATGATGATGATATGGGAACGAGTTTAGGAGACATGTTCGGTGATACTGATACTGGTTACTCTTCTGGGATTTCTCGTGCTCAGTTTTTAAATCAATCTCTACAAGATGCCGACCCTCGGGGAGCGATTTTACGGACTGCCCCTGCGTCCGGAAACTCTACGAGTATGTATAGGAACGGAGGAACATCTCAAATGGAGGACGATTTACTGGCGAAGTTTAAGAGTGTCGGTGGTGATATAGATAAGATACAAGAACAGACACAGACATTACTCGGTAAAGGTTTATCTAAAATATCCGGTGGAAGATTAGGAGAAGGAGATGCCGAGTTAGTGGGTAAGATAGGAGGTGCTATAACTAATGGAAGTATAGGAGGAATGGATTTAGTTGATGGTATAGAGAACCTATCGAAAGGTCAATCATTTTTCGGTCAAGGATCTACCGGTATTGATGATGTAGATAAAACATTACAGATGGTCGCTGGTGCGAGTGATATTGTAGGATTAATCCCGGGTCTCGAATGGGTCACCGCTCTCGGTAATGTCGCTGGTCTTACTGGTTCGGTGATAGGAGCGTTCGGAGACCATCAACAGAACTTACAGAGAGACCAGAATGTATCAAATGAATTAACACAATTAAAACAAGACCCAAATGTACCAGATGAAGGAGGAGAAATCGCTGGGGTTTCTCAATCAACTATGAGAACCAATTAAACTAAATTGACATAAACCAATTTTTTATTTTTTTTTTATTTCTGTATTTTTCTTAATCCAAATTGACCTCTATATTTATGGTTAATGTCAATTTAGATTAATTTATTTTCTATAATTATTATAAATGATTGAATATATTAAAGGGGATATTCATGATGTTATAAAAACGATTGATGATAATTTTATAGATTTTATATATACTGATCCTCCTTTCGGTACAACCCAAGCGACATGGGATAAAGGGTTAAACTGGGAAGAATTATTTAAAGAGATGTGGAGAGTATTAAAACCTAACGGAATAATCGCTTTACATTCATCCATCCCTTTTACATACGAACTATTAAAATATGAAAAACCTAAATATCATTATGTATGGATAAAAAATAATTCTACTGGATTTTTAACCTCTAAATATCAACCTTTAAGAACGACGGAAGAAATATTTATTTATTATAAAAAAAATGGGACATATAATCCACAGATGATAGGTGATAAATATGTAAAAAAAAGGAATGTAAAATATGGAGGTAAAAATGGTTACTGGGGAAAAGATGGAATAAAAAAAGATAATGAATATAAAGAAGATGAAGGACATATAGGGAAATATCCTACAAATATTCTTAATTATTCTATTAAAAGAGGTCATAAAAATATGAAACCTTATGAATTACAAGAGTATTTTATAAAGACTTATTCTAATGAAAATGATACAATTTTAGATATGACATGTCATACAAATCAATTAGGGGATATATGTGAAACATTAAAAAGAAATTATATAGGAGTAGATATACAAGAAATTAATTTTTCGTAAAATCTCTAAAAATATTTTCTATATTTAAGTTATAATAATGGATTATACAGATGAAAAAATAACATCTATTTTAAACCAGTATAAGAAAAAGAGAGAGAGAGAAATAAAGAAATATCATGAAGAATTAAAAACAGACCCAGAATGGAGAGAAAAAAATAAAGAAAACTCTAAAAAATATTATGAATTAAATAAGGATAAATATAAAAAAAAGTACAAGGATAAGGAGGCTCATTTAAGGATAAAGAATTTATATCAATATTATTTAAGAAATAATAAAGTAAATGATTTTAAAAGTAAACATAAAGATAAATATTCATATTTAATAATTAATGGATATATTAAAGATGATGATTTTAATATTACTTATGAGGATCAAGATAAACCTAAACCTATTTCTAAATGGTTTATAAATAATAATCAAGATAAGGACGTCGGGGGGTTAGATGTTTAAAACCTGCGGAAAAATTAAACAAACTGCGGAAAAATTAAACAAACTGCGGAAAAATTAAATTATCTTCTAATTTCTATGATAAAATATTTTTTTATATATTTATTTTTAGACAAAATAAAGATAAATAGTGCGTTCATTTTCATCATTTTTTTTCTATGTTTAAGTTATAAAAATGTGTGCGAAAGTTGTTGATGTTGATGCGAATAATTTTTCTATATTTAATAATATGAATGCTAAATCCTCTCTTGATAGTATAAAGAATATGGATTCTTTTACTACTATGAGACTGGTTGATGCTCGTAAGGAGCCGACCCATGAATATAAAATGGATAAAAAAAGATATGTTAATAAGTATTTATGGAAAAAGAAAACATTAAAAGAATTATTTTTAAATCAAAATAAAGAAAATAGAGGGATTTTAACCGGTAAAATCTCTGACATCGTAGTTGTTGATTTAGACTTCTACGACCATTTAAATAAAAAAGAATATAAAAAATTAAGTGAAGAGGAACAAAAAAATAAAGATATAGTTGATAAATTGATTACACCTTTCGATAGGACTAAATCAAAGTTTTTAAATGATTTCGGTGAGGACTTCGTCAAGAAGTTCGATACATTAACTTTTAAAACCGCTAATGGCGGAACTCATTTAATTTTTAAATATAATCCTATAATTAAAACCACGGCGAATGATTTACATAATATAGATATTAGAAGTGATGGAGGGTACATCGTAGCTCCGGGGTCTGTTATTGATAGGAGTGCTTATAATAAATCAATAAAAAATAATAAAAGAGGTTTTTATATGATTGAACACGATACAACAATTAAAGAAATGTCAATAGAATTAATAACATGGTTAAGTATGAACTTGACAAATAATAAAAGAGTTATACATAAACCCCTTAAAAAGGTTTCTAATGGTGATATTTCTAATACGGAAGTATATGAACAAGATGAAGTAGATTTAACTGAATATCAATACAATTTTACAGATGAGATATTATGTAAAGTCCTTGATGGTCTTGATGATGATTTTTTTATAGATAATAATAAATGGTATGTTTTCACAACAGCGATGAAGACCATAGGGAAAAAAGATTTATGGGATAAATACTCCAAGGAGAAAGGTGGAGATAAATATGATTATGATGAAAATTGTAAAAGATACTGGGACAACGCTAAACATAAAACCCTTATGTGTTTAGAACATGTTTTATCGAACTCGTCCTTCGTAGATGACCCTAAAACCTTTTTAGGTTATTTTAAAATGAAACCTACTAACATTCATAACACCACCACCACAAAGGAGCTGGATGATAGACAATATTTAGACATTAATAATGATGGTAATTTTTTTTATGAAAATGATAAAAGATTTACTCTTGTTCGTAGTGATACTGGTACCGGAAAAACTACCGCTTTTAAAAATTACATTAAAAAAACTAATAGAAGGTTTATCTCTATCGTTTCTCGTGTTTCATTAGGTTTAGAACAAGAGAAAGTATTTAAAAACGCTGGGATTGATTGTATATGGCACGACGACATCACTAATCCATCAGAGGAAATGATTGATGATTATTCACATTGTCCTTATCCTATCGGGTGGTGGATGTTCGAGGGTCAAAATATTATCACTACTATTGATAGTGTAATCAAGATGGTAAACTGGAAAGATTTTAATGATTATGTTTTATATCTTGATGAATATAATTCGTTGATAGAGTATTTCGTGGATTGTCCTAATTTATGTAATAAGAGGATCTCTGTATGGAAACAATTTAACAAGATGATAGAGGAAGCAGATAGAGTGATTATGACTGACGCTGATATAAGTGATAATTCTATTAATTTTATTAAAGGTATTAAAGATATAAGAGATGGAGAAATAGATTACATAAACAATCCTTATAAACACAATAGCGGAAAACAAGCGACGGAGATATTTAATTATAACGATTTAATTAAATTAATATCAGAACAGACGCAGGGTGCTATGATATGTCTTGATAGTAAAAATGTGGGGGAAAAATTAGTAGATGATTTAAAAGAAAAATACGGATTAAATGTTAAATATTATTCATCTGATACAACAGAACAGATAGACCTTGACGCTCATAAGTTCGTCGCCTTCTCTCCCAAGGTTGTTTATGGTTTAGATAGTTTAATGAGGAGACCGGTTTTCTGTTATTATAAATGTCAGACAATTTCACCAGTCGCTATGGTACAACAAGTAAATAGAAACAGAAATATAACTCATTTATATTACCTATTCGAGAGTAAAACATGGAAATCATATAAATACGATACTATTGATGAATGTAAATACGAAATAGAAGAGGGACAGAAAGTAATGAAAGATTATTATTTAGCATTCGAGATGAATAATGATGAGAACCTTAATGAGAGATTTAATAATCTACTCGCATCATTTAGATATACTCTTGATTGTTATAACACGAACAAGTTCGCCCACTTTTTAGATATAATACAGAGAAGGGGTTTCACTATAACTAATTTTATGGATTTTAATGAGGGCTCCGTCCAAAAATCAAACGGATTTTTAACAAAATTAAAAAAGGAATTACAAGAGAAAAAAGAAGGAGAAATCCAAGAGATACTTAATAAAAATATAGATTTTTTTAAATCATGGAAATCTAATATCATTTTAAAAGGTAATTCTACTTATAAAACTATTATAAAATATAGTGATGGAACTTATGAAGATAAATTAGATGAAATAATTAAACAAGAGAAAAAAGATAAAGAATTTAATATTTTAAAACACGATGAAGATTTAAAAGGATATATGATAAGTGAAAGTAGATTATTAGAATTATATGAAACAAATAAGTTTATAAAAGAAGATTTAGACCATAAAATAGGATATATCGGTAATAATGATAATGATGATTTAGTTATTAAGGAATTAATTAACCACAGACGCCAGACACTTTTAATGAGAATTAACCAAAGAGTACAAGAAATTATTTTAGAAGGTGAAAAATTAGCATTAAACCAGCTCCCTCCACAATATAGAAAAATAATAGATTTATTAGAAATACCATACGAGGAATTATTACGACCGGAGATAAACCTTCTCATACGAGATCCACAAGCATTAGACAGATATTTTAAAGTGATTAATTACTTCACCAAGGATAGTGAGCAATTAAAACAAGATATATGTAAAAGAGATGATTTCGACTCTCAAAAATATAACGCATCTAATTCTCAATTTATCTTATTAAATAAATTAAAAAATGGCGTAGGATTACATGAATGTCAAGAGACTAAAAAATTATTAGTTAAGAATATTATGGATAAAGATGTAGCAGAAAAATTACAGAAAGAATATTCTATCACCTTTCGCAATAGGAGTAAAAAATTAGATTTTAAAGACCCTCAACATGTTAAAACTACAATTATAAGGATATATAAATTATTATTCGGTGATGATATTATCATAACTCAACAGACATCAACCTCGGTACAAGGTAAAACAAAAAAAATAACTAATCATTACATTAATCACGAATATTTAGAGATATGTAATGAAGTGAGAGAATGGAGAGGAGGAGAAAAATACTCTTATGAGTGTTTAGGTGTATAAATATTTTTATAATAAAAAAATCTTAAAAAATGTATATTTTTTTTTATCTTATAATCTTATGATAAATTAATTATAGAAAAAATAATTTTTATCATAGGATTTTTTATTTATGAGGTATATACTCATAATTTTCATTTTTTTACATTAAAACATCAATATTGTTCGATTTTATCTCTAATGTTCTTATATGAGAAATAAATATCTTCCATAGGAGATTAACTGATGGGGCATCTTCATCCGCAGTCGTCCCCTCATATTTTAAGTCCAAACGAGCTGTCCTACCACGACCATCAAAAACAGCGTTAGAACCGATGGCGAGCATACGACCTATGACAAAATTACGATTATAATATTCGAATGATGTAGGTTCTATACCGAAAGATACTAAACTCTTTTCTAATTCTACAAGATAGTTAGCATCAATACCTCCCTTTTTATTAGACGCTTTATTAGTCTTGATCGCCCTACTCGGCACCATCTTACCATTTAAGAAGAATGAATATTCAGAGAGACCATTCGAGCATCCTTCGAGACCGGTTCTATTACTTCTTATGAGTGTATCTTCTCTAAACTTATCGTGATTATCCTTCGTAATTAAATAAGTACCTTTCGCACATGTCTGGTGTTGTGTGGGATAAAGTGTCGCATCTGTGGGGACACAGATAATCCCCTTCGCCCTCGAATAATCAAGATGGAGAGGGACTGATGGTTGTGTTTCACTTGATAGGGTTGAGTATCTCTGAACACCTACCGAGTTAAAATCAAACTTAACGACCCCACCTTGACTGACCTTCGAGAGCATACTTCTTTCATACTCGGGGCTCATACTTATCTGATGGACGATTAACTCCACATTTTTAATCTCCACAGAGGGAGAAAACGATGAAGCAGTAGCACTACCACGGAGAGAATTAGAGAACATGTAAACATCCGTAGTACCAAAATTAATCGCCCCTCCGGAGTTATTAGTAGGTCCTTGACCGGTTAAAGTGATTTTTAATCTGTCGTCCGCCGTAGTAATAGAGGTAATAACCGCAGTATCGGTCGCACCATTCTCGGTGATGGCGACGATACTATTATCACTCTTTACGAATCCAACTTTTTCTCCCACGATAAAAGGACATAGTGAAGCAGTCTTCATAGAATTATCATACTGACACCAAAACTCATTCTCGGCACTCGTATTAGTCCAATTACCACCGGCATTAGAAACACCATAAACACGAGGATTAAGTGTAGGTCGTCTATCCATTAAAACGCCGTCCATCTGTCTAAAAAGATTTCTACCATTCGCCATCACTAATTCGAGATAAAGACCATTAGTCAAAAGATTAGGATAAACCTTTTCACATTCACTAAATACTCCGCAGTGGATAGGGAGAGTAATTTTAGCATTAATGAAATTCGGAGCACTTAAAATCTCGGCAGTCGGTTCATCAGCA